TTTTACAAATGGAAGTATAACCTTACCGTCAACCGTCAGTTTAAATTTGATGCTGATGGGTATACACAAGGATCTGATCCTCATTTAGTATATTGGATAGACGCAGAGAATGTCGCAGGAAATGCAGCCGTATTTAACAATGCTGTTCAAGTGGTGCGAAACATTAGAGTTCATTTCCAGGAAAATCAGTAAAAAAATCGGGCGCGCTTCGCGCGCCGAAGATGGCTCTTCGGCCTGTAGAGACGAGGGTTTGAATTCTTGGGCCGAGGCTCGCTTCGCTCGCGGCGCGGAGCGCCATAACGGCCTTCGGCCTGTACCAAGAATTTTTGATTGAATCAGGTCGGTTGGTCGGTTACCCAACTTAGCGTACTGTTTGGTTAACTAGTGCAGTAGAGACATGTTAATTAAATTAAAAACGCTTATTAGTCGTTAATTAAATTTCTACTTAGAGGTTATAGTCCGGGTGCCAATCAATGATCTGGAAACGGTCGACGGACAGTTTAGACATATCCGGATATTCATTAGTAAAGACCGCTACATGCGCGCAAGGAGCATGTAAGAGTTTCATTTTGGACTGGTACTTGTTGCTGAAGAGTCTTCCGTCTTTAAGCTGCTCCAAGACGGTGTACGGGAGAAATTCGCTAGAAGATCGGGGTAAGTCAAAGAGGAAGATTGACTTGGACTCGTCGATGGCGTATGAGAGATCTTCTCTCTTTCCCACGGAAAGGACCTGGCAACTGTCGGGGTGTGAGTTGGAATATTTTTTGACGAACCAAGATTTACCAGAATTTCCTGTGGTATCGACGACAAAGATGATCTTACGTGGGTGGGGCGGGGCATCGAGTATCTCTCCCAATGCCAATTGGTATCCGCGATAGGTAAAGGGGCTTTCATCCACTCGTCGCGGATAGATGGCGTCCACGAATGCGTCAACGCGTCCGGATGTGAGGAATATGCTAGGGAATTCACGCGCGATAACTGCGGCACAGGGTTTGTCACTCTGTTCGAGTACCCAATCGCGGAATGATTCGTATCGGTTTGTTTTACCCGGAGGTCCTGGGAGTTCTCCATGTTCTTCATAGTCGTGCTCTTTCTTACAGTAGACGGATGCTTCCTGCGAGGTACCCCGAGCGATCTCGAGGTGGCTACCAACAGGGAGCTTTTGCTTTACAGCAGATAGACGGAGTCTGGTAGAGAAGATTACGAACCCTTGAAGATGGGGGGTACCCGTCGTCGGCGCGACTTCGCGGCCGTAAACAAGGTACTTGACTGTTTCTTCTTGGGCAAGGTTGCTTAAGTATGTTTCGGTAAAAGGATCGGGATTGTTGGTGGTGAAACACCAACGGTTCGATTGCGGATATGAGCGAACGGACTGCATCTTTTTTTATGAGCTGAGCAGAGGAGGGCTAGGTAATACTGTACTAGCCCTCGGAGGGAAGTCTCACTCGGCGGCAAGTTTCGAGCGGCATAATAATCCAAGATGGCTCGCTTCGGGTATAAACGCCGTAGGATCGTAGGTGGATTCCGCGGAAAACGGCCGATGGCCGTTGCCTCTGCAAGGTCAGTGCGACGTCGGTTGGGTGGACAAGTAATTAAATACGGTCGTTTGGCAAGATATGGTCCTTACGTCGCCGGTGCTGCTCTCGCTGCTGGTGTTGGCTACGGTGCTTACAGAGGAATCAAAAAACTCCGCCAAAGAAAGAAGCTCCGAAAAATCGGAACATCAATGAAGAAAACCACAAAAGTTTATGAAGCGCAAATTGACGCAGGTGTCGTTACGCTAGATTCGCGAACGTTATACGATTTCAATGCAATCCAGAACATTCCTTTGCAAACATCGTCAGATGAAATAGATCGACGCGAGGCACAAGGAATCAACGTGAAGAAGATCTCATATGAGATACTTTTCGAATCACTAAGGGAAAACCAACGTCAGGTTTTAAGGATTGCACTTATAGTGCCAAAAGATCAAGGCGGACAAGAGACAAACGTAGACCAAACGGAATTCTTCAAGAATTACGGCACCGTGGATCACGTGGACTTCTCAACAACACTTAAGGGGATGGACATATGCAACCGGGGCATAAACACTGATAAATTCGATATTCTTTATCAAAAGAAAGTCATGCTGGCTCCAAAAGATGCAGCTTTGAATTATATACAGCACACCCCGGGCATGAACAGTTTTTACAAATGGAAGTATAACCTTACCGTCAACCGTCAGTTTAAATTTGATGCTGATGGGTATACACAAGGATCTGATCCTCATTTAGTATATTGGATAGACGCAGAGAATGTCGCAGGAA